AATTTTGATCGGGTAGTCCATGCGTACAATGTTGCCGTTGCCTGCGATTGTTGTAAAACTTGGCGCTGTAATGAACACACAATTAGGCACAAGTTTTGTCGGGTCGTTTACTACCCGTAAGCCTGTTACGGCTGTCAGCGTGGCGCTGAGATCGTCTAGCGCCTCGTTAAATAGATCGTTGTACGGTGCAGGCACTACGCCACCGCAGGTCGGTCAATACCTAACAACTGTTTAACGATCGGTGTCATTGACTGTTGCGGGGCTGTACCCATGTTGTCAAACGACGCAAACACGTTTTCTAGACTGCCTCGACTACGCCACAGCGCCGCACAATACATTAAACAGCCGAGCGTTACGTCCCCGCTAGGCGACGTGCTGAGATTGTCGTTGTAGCCTGCCTCGGCGCGACGACGACTGCAGAACTGGTTGCCAGCGCTTACGGCTTGCGTTGCCAGCGTGTAATCGTCTGACGGGTTAGTGATTGACACGCCAAGATAGGTGACAAGGTTTGCGACCGTGACCCACGAACATGTGGGCGTATGACTTACGGAACCTGTGTAGAACGCGCTGTACTCAACTGCCGAGCCTGTGCAGGCGTACAGCACTTGATTAGCGCGCGGTACGTTCTCGTTAAACAGCCATTCGCCTGTAGTGCTATCTATGCCTGTGTATTCGTATTGCGGGCATGACAACACGGTGAACGTGCCGTTAAACGGTGCGGCAATGCTTGCGACAACGATGCTGTCGCCAACCTGTATGTCGGTTGGCTCGAGCGTTGAAATGCAGGCGTAGTTATTTAATAACTGTTTTGACGCTGTTAGATAGGTCGCCATAGCGGTGTAGCCGCCATGCGACTAGGCAACTACGATGCCCTGAATAAACGATGACTTGGCAACAAATGTTGAGAAGTAACCGTAGTAACTAAATGTGCGTGACAATGTGCTTGGGTTGTCAACAGACAAGATACCTTGTTGCGCTTCGTAGATCTCAAAGCCCGGTGCGTAAACAACAAGCATTGTGCTGCTTGCAAAGTTGTTGTCAACTACAAGTGTCAATCCCATTACGTTCATGGTGTTGTAACCAAGGCCACCTACTCGACCAAGCGAGTTTTGGCCAACCACTCCGTCAGTTGTGTAACCGAGTACTGGTCGCTTGTTGCTGTCTAACTGTGCGCCAAGTTTTTCCCACACGTCAGGCGATACACACAAATGTGTTGGGAAATAGTTGCTGTCTTCAGCGATCTCACGCGCTGCGTCATAAAGCGAGTTAATCAGCGATGTTGGGTCGCCTGCTGTAACTGTCCATGTCGAGCCTGATGCAGTCTTACCTGAAACAAGTGCGTCGGCTGCAACGTCATCAGTTTTAATAAGATACTCGCCTGCAAGATCATTCAAAATCAAGTTCATTGAACTTGGGTCTGTAAAATCCATGTCCTGTCGAGTAATAGTTACTTGACCAGCAACAGTTGATTTAGTAACTGTGTTTGACGCGATAACCATTGTCGTTGCACTAACTGCCGAACCTTCGGTCTGTGTTGCGGCCGAAGTGTGTGTAGTAATTGTTGGTCGAATAAAAGTTTTTGACGGTGTGTTTGGCATTGCACGCGCACCAAATGCGCTAACAACTGGTCGCACAAAATTCAAATCTTGAAATAGTGGCCCAAGAACTGGAACTGGCAAAAGACCCGGCGTATCAGTTGTCAAAATGTCGCCCGCTGCTGCTTGCAACGCTGACTGCTGTTTTCTAACTGCATCTTTGTATGCAAGATTAACTTTTGCAAAAGTGTCGCCACCGATTGCCATTGCTGCCATGTATTCGCCAGGTGTTGGCATTTTAAATTCGCGTGCAGGTTGCGCCCAAAGTTTGTCAACTGTTGACTGTGCTGCCTCAACTACTGGTGTTTCAATTTTGTCGGTCATGTCTTTGTCCTTTTGTTCGTCTTGTTCTGATTGTATAGCATTAGTTAATTCTGTTTCGGGGATACCCTCGGCTACCTCGTCAGGCTTGCTGGCCGCAACCTCGGTAATGACTGCACCGCTAAACGCGCCCTCGCTAACTAGCGACAATTCTTGCCAGTTGGCCGCCTCAACGATCATCACGCCTTCCTCGTCATAACTAAACTTTGTTGGGGTTACGCCTACCGATACAGCGTCAATAACGCCGTCATTAGCCAACGTCAAAGCTTCATCGCCTAGTCGAGTGGCGCTGATCTTGGCCGTAAACATCATGCCCTGTGGCGTGTCCACACGTTCAACTACTTTGCCGACAATCTGATTGCTGTCGTGCTGCATAAATAGTTTCGGGTCGCGCCCCGTGACTGGCAACGACCCTTGCAAAAATCGTACTTTAGTGCCGTCATTAACTGTGGCTGTTTCGTCGTATGTGACTGCTACGCCTGAGATTGAGCGCGACGGCAAGCCCTCTGCCGCCGCTGCATCAACCGTGATCTGTGAAGGGGTTAATCGGATCATAAAATTTATAGTACTCCATTTGGTATCGGTGTTTCGGAATTGTCCTCACGGTAGTCACTCATGGAATACTCGCCCGACAAATATTGCTCTACGTCAAATTCAACATATGTGCCGTTAGGTAGCACGTTGTTGCCGCTTAATGTGCCAGCAATGCAGTCTGCGTAAGCACGTACGCCAAATGTCCACAAGTCCATGCGCGCTTCGGCGCTCGACTGGTACGAGTAACTGCCGACCGACACGCCTGCAAGGTACGGCGGAATGTTGCACAAACGTGCCATTTCCATTGCTTGGAATTCGGCGCTGTCAATTAAAAGCATCTTGTCCGGAGAAGTTTGAGTTTCCGTATAACTGACGAATTCGTTAAGAGCCGCAGTCTGATTAGTTGCTCGCGCCGCATTAAACGCTGCCGCAAGATCGGCTAATTCTTGAGCGCTCAAAGGCTCGCCGCCAGTTTGACGCAAGATGCCTGCCGGTATTGCTGACGTAGAGTTTCTGTGACGTGCTGCTTCAAGTTGTAACGCCGTAGATACGGATTGCGTTGACTGGTAAACGATGCCTTGAATTGGCGACAAGAATTGCACAACATCATTCGGGTCTAGGTTGCCGCCTTGAAAAATAATTTGTTTTGACGGCGCAAACCAAACTGGCCCTGATTGATCTAAAGTCTGCACCATTGCTGCAGGTAGTCGAGTGTACGACGCTGGGTATCCGTCGGCTGTGCGCGACGTAATGTACCAAAACGCGCGACCGTAAAAAAATAGATCGTCAAATGTCCAAGACAAAATAAAATTGTTTGGCAATGTTGGGTCTATTTTGCGTAGCCAAGTGCGCGGTGCAATCGGCAACTTTTCCATTTCGTTGCCGTTCCAAATTTCGTTGTACATCTTTAAGTTCATGCAACCGATGACGCTGGCCATAAGATCGCGCGCTCGACTAACGGTAGGAACGCTCATTGCACGATTGCGAGCGTCGCCTTCAACATACGAGTAGTACTGACCGACCATGTTTGCGCCACCGTTGTTGACGCTGTTGCTGTAATAACTACCAGCCGCTGCCGCTTTAGTTGGCTCAGGCGATATCGCTGCTTTGTTTATTGACCTGCTAAAGATTGCCATTGGCTAAGTATGCCACGCGTATCGGTTGCTCGTGTTGATAGGTGGCCGCCGCGAACGTAACCGAGAAAGCATAGGTAAACGACGGCCACCCGTTTTGCATACTAGCCACTAGCCACAACGATCATAGGTTTACCTGTTGCTGTAGGTCGGCTTGCAAGTGCGGCGCACCAAACTAAACAGCGTGCTAACTCGATTGGGCCGGGTGATCGCTGGCTAGATAATGCAATGCTGTTTTGACTGCGTACTGCGACGGCGCGTTGTACGTGTTCAGCCAACATATTTTCGCCTGTATGCCACAACAGTTTTTCGTGAATCATTGACTTAATGCGCGGCGTAAATTTAAGTATCTCGCCATAGCCGACAATCGCACGCCGACGCTCTAACGCCAACGGCCAATGAATATCTATAGACGGTGAGATCGCAAATTTGATTGCCGTGTTTTTGGCTAGACGCTCAACGTGTTGCAACATCTCGTCGTATGTGTCGCACACAAACTCAACGGTCACGACGGTGCGCCGATCGTCAAGCACGACGGCTCGAGTAGCAAAATATCGGTCATCAGTTAGCGACGTTTCTATTGCAATCGTGCCGCCGTCAGGCATCGGGTCGGTGTACTCAAGTTCAGGCCACAAACCCGGTGCTATCCACGACTTGTCGCTGGCTACCCATAGGTTGCATGACGCACGCAAAAACGACGCGCGGTCAGGGTTCTCGCTTTCAGCTTCAATCGTTTTTAGGGTAAGCGTTTTGCCTAGCGCTGGGTTAGCCCAACCCCACGCGCGACTATCCATAGGCGATACGTCAGGCGGTGGCGACCACTCTGCAAAGTACAACGATGACGGCTCAGCACGGTCAATAGATCTAAGACCTTGTTCTCGCCAGCGTTGCATTGCGGTGCTTGCCTCTGTGCCTGCCGTTGACCATGCCGACAACAATGGCGAACGTCGAGCGCGTTGAGCTGGTAGTAAACCGCCGTCAATAACCGTTGACCCAATATCCCAAATCTCGTCAGCCACGATCAGGTCGCAAGACATACCGTGACCGACACTTGAGTTGGCTGCACGAATAAACCATTTAGACCCGTCAGGCATAGTGACCTGATTACGGCCATAAGACCGCATAAGTTTTGCGCCAAACCGCAACTCAAGAATGTCGGCAAGTTTGTCATACAGCATGACTGCCAAGTCAAGACGATGCGCTGTAGATAGCACGGTTTGCGGTAGCCCCCGGTGCTTAGGCATCTCAGTTAGCCACCAGCCGACAAGCGCCGTTAACGCAACCGTCTTACCGTTCTGACGCGCCGTGCTGACCATAGACATACGATGCAAAAAATCACCGTCGCCGTCAAACAACAACTGACCGTCTAAAACTCTTTGCTGCCAAGGCATTAACTCCATGCCAAGATGCTGTAAAGCCCAGCCCCCCACCTCAGCCCCAAACGAACCCGACGCATCAGGCCACACAGTCTCGAGCCTCGGCTGATCTCGGCCAGTCACCGCCAGTTCAGGCTGGTCAAGGTCATCTGAGATAATCCTGAGTTGGGTCGGGGTGAATAATTTTTTCTCAGTAAAAAACCTG